GGCACAGCAGATTGTCTAAACTCTTCCTAATCTGAGCGGGTGTGGCGCTGCTCTTTCGCCGCCGTAACTCTTTGAAGATTGACGTATAGGTCGCTGACCCATTGTCATTTATGACTTCAAAAATGTCTCGTGATATGCCTCTCTTCGGCCTGTTCATTTTGGATTCTCCATTTTTCTGATTGCTGAACGGATGTTGCTTGGAAGCTCTGCCCACACCGCCAGCTTCATGTCACTGTCGGAGCGAAGCTCATCGAGCAATTCCTTCATACCCGCGTGATCTTCGTTGGTAGTGGCTTCCATGAGGAGGGAAATATAACTACTTAGTTTTCCCTGATCGACCTTGATGCCCTCTTCCTCGAGGACTGTCTTGGTGACTGATTGGGGTTTACGCTTGGGAGGCGACTTGATTGCCGCGTTACCGTCATCGTCTTCGTCGGCAGCTATTCCACAGGCTAGAACCAATGAATACCTTTTGCCGTAGGACAATGCGCTACCTAGACCGTGAGCATTGTTTCGGTCGATGGGAACCGGCACAGGCCCGGTAGATAGTTCTTCGCCGTGGCCGTAGAAGACAGTCTCGACGGCTATCCCACCGTCCATTGGGACTGACTTCTGAATGTACGCTATTCCGTTCGCATTGAGCGCCGGTTTAACAGCGTCGATCACCGACTTCAGCGAAGCAAACTTCGATTTGAAGTGCGGGTTTGTCTGGTCAAACGTCGCATGAGACATCTGCGACTGCGCCTTCACTAAGGCGTCAATTAGTGTTTGTTTTGAATCCATCCATTAGTTCCTCCAGTTGGGTTTGTATGTATTCGTATCTCTCGACCGAATTCTCAGGTAGATCGCAGGTATCGACGATTTCCTTCCAATCGTCTATGAACTGCGAAGAACCCTTTTCCTTCTCATCCATCCAATATCTCCGTTATGCAGCCGACCTGTATCCCATCGTGGTATACAAAGTATTGGCGAGCGGGGTTAGAGTTGATGACATCAGCGGGTTCAAGAGCCGCTCCGATGTCAGATTGTTTGCCGTCGTGCTGGTGTTGCATGACAAGCAGACTGTCGTTGTTACGCATGTAATCGACAACGAATTGCATTTCTTCTCGGTTCTCACCGATTAAACCCTGGCCCCATCCCCTGAAGCCTCCGCTGGAGTCCTGTCCATACCAGTGGACTTTGAATTCGCGGTCGAAGTCGCGTGTCTTGTCGCCGCTACAGTATTCGCAGAAGGCAATCATACGGCCCTCGTCATCTTCAACGTAGTCGCATACTTCATGGCATACGCCACACATATCTGCATCAAGGGCGTGAGGGTTATTAAAGTGGTAATCTTCGCGCTCCATCTATTTCTCCCCACGTCTGCTTTCTGTAGATATGAATTCCCAAATCAGCATGGCTTCACACAGAGCTTCTTTGTAATCTCCATTTATGCGACTGATTTCAGCAACCGTTAAAGCATCCGCCCAAAATCTATCGTTTGGATTACTTTGGTTTTCTATCAGATCCCCAATGCGCTGAATCCATATGCTTGCGACTTCTGCTATCGCTTTTTCTCTTTGCTGCATTAATGCTTCCCTTTTGTTGTTCGACTCCATGATACGCTGTTGGTTTACCCAATCAACTACTTTAGTAAACTTTCTGAAGATAATTGTTGCAACTGCATCCAAGAACCCTGAATATAGCGTCATGGAAACGGAAGCCTTCAGCAAAGTAGTCAAGATCGTCGGATCTAAAGTTAAGATTGCACAGCAGTGTGGTGTTAGCCCACAGGTAGTTCAGAAGTGGAAATCTGTGGTACCTGCAAAGCATGTTGTGAAGCTGGAGAAGTTGACGGGTGGAGAAGTGAGACGTGAGGAATTGCGTCCAGACGTATTTTACGACTAGCGGCTGGCCCCAGCCTCTCCTCCCATGCTTCCCCCTGTCTGGGGTCGGCCCTTTTACAGACCAAGGGTATCCTTACCTTGTTAGCTCGTACCCGTCCGAGTGGTCGAAGGCGGGGCCAAATTACGCTCTACGGAAGTAGCAGAGGCCAGGAATGGTGCCGGTGGTTGACCGGTTGAGCACAACGACCAAAGACAATTTGCTTGAATCTGGGCGTATTAGTAGGAACGCCAAAGTGAACACTCGTAAAAGGTGGCAAAAACCCTCCCCCCCAGTTGATATATGGGCATGGGAGGTGGGCAACGTCTGGGCCAGCGTGGAAATGGTCGAGTGAAAATACGGACTAGCAATACAGACAAAGATTGGTATGGGCCACCAAACCCTACTAAATGTCATCTGTGGGAGAGAGAAAATGGATCGAATGGATAAGATACTTGATAGGTTAAGTGAACGTATAAATGAGTGGGAGAGAGCAAGCAGAGACGCAATCGAGGCGGAAACTAATTTCAAGTCTTTTGAAGCGATGCAGCAGAAGGCGCACATGGATTCTGGGGCAAGCGCAGCTAAAGCACAGACAGAAACTAGGTCAAACGGGGAGTGGGCAGACCACTATCGCGCAGTCCAACAAGCCAGTTTGATTGCGGAGAAGCTCAAGAAGCAGATCATGCTGGGCCAACTGGCATTCGACGCGGAGCGAACTAAGCAGGCTAACCAGCGTAGAATTGTTTGATGGCAAAGAAACAGACTACTTCAACACTTCGCGCTAAAGCATTGAAAACATTACAGAAGTTGCGGAGAATGGAGTGTGCCGATGACAATGGTTACGCCAAGTGTGTGTCTTGTGGGAAGCTAGATCACTATAAGAGCATGGATGGCGGGCACTTCATCCCGAAAGGTTCATCAAGCCGATGGTCGCTCGAGGAGACCAATATCTGGGCGCAGTGTAAGGGCTGTAATGGATATGGCATGAGGCATGGTAGTGCCGAGGCTCAGTACACAATCCATATGATCGACTTCTACGGAAAGGATTACGTTGAGCACATGCTGGCAACGAAGAAAGACCCAATCAAATACTACGCAGCAGATTACCGTGAGATGATTGCAGATTGGGAAGAACAGATAAAAGGTCACGAGCGCAGACTAGGTGAGCGCAGATGAGACCACCACGCGCACTTGCTCAAGAGATGGTAAGGGCTATGGACGCAGCCATGAAGCAGGTGTGGGACGCAGAGCCAAAGAAAGAATCGGATGAAGGATTGAAACGACAGGTGTTTGCACACGTCTGTAATTCTTACGCGAGACGAGGCGGATATGGCAAGACCGAAGCTACCGACTGACCACGAAGTATTTGCTACTGAATTCTCATCAATCGGCGCTCAAGGGATGGCGAGTCGGTACGATGTAGGAATCAGAAATGTATTCCACAGACGGCGCAGAGCAGAGGAGGCGCTAGGCAGAACCATATCAGTCCCCGCGCACCTTTCGAGAGACAAAACGCCTAGGCCATCAGTTCGTCAGGTTCTGAAGGTCGAGAAGGATCTGACCATCCTTGTTGGATCGGACGCGCATTACGAGATCAACACCGTCACCACTGCCCACCTCGCCTTTGTTGAACTGGCCAAACAGCTTCAGCCTGACGTTATCGTTCTGAATGGTGATCTGCTGGATGGCTCAAGCATTAGCCGACACGCTCCAAATGGGTGGGAGGAAAGGCCCACAGTCGAGCAGGAACTGAATGCTGTCCACCAACGGCTGGAAGAGATCGAGAAGGCTTCGCCTAGTTCCAAGCGATACTGGGTGATGGGCAACCACGATTCTCGGTTCGACATGAAGTTGGCTGACGCTTTGCCGCAGTACAAGGGCGTCCCCGGATTCAGCCTGCGCGAGCAGTTCCCAGCGTGGATATTTTCCACAAGCCTATGGGTTGAAGGTGCCGAGCGACCAATTATGATCCGGCACAAGCCAATCGGCGCAGGCATAACGGGCGGTCACAGAACCACGCTGATGTCTGGAACGCATACCGTCTCAGGACATACTCACCACCAAGAAGCCAAGCCGTTCAGCGACTACACAGGCACGAGGCTGGGCATTCAATTGGGGACAATGGCGGAACCTAACCAACCGACGTTTGATTACGCAGAGGACTCACCCAAGAACTGGTCTTCGGGCTTCGCAGTCCTGTCGATCAAGAACAACTTTCTCTTGCAGCCTGAGTTCGTGCGGGTTCATGGCCATCACGCCGCTGGAGAATACGAGTGGCGCGGGGACATTCATCGAGTAGAATACGAATGATGAAAGAGATAGACGCATCACAATACATCGTCGCTAACCAACTCAACTACCTTAGTGGTAGGGTGGTTCAATTAGTGACGGAGTACGGCGTCACGAAGGACATTCAGGTGTTAGAAGAAGCCTGTCGAGACCTTGCTACACTGGTTCAACGTGAACGCTTCATTGAGGAGAGATTTGGTGCCGACGATTCTGATTGAAGATCTGGAGCCGAATTGCCAAGTGACAGTGATCGTATCTGATCTTTATGAGATGGACACTAACCCTAACCCACCAGCAGAAGCTCCGGTTGAGGAGAAGGCGGAAACAATCTGGCTGGTTAGCAAGAAGGATGCGACGTAACGATGGTATATCTTGAACGCTTTGCTTATCTGGAATCAGGCACCCTTGGTAAGTTAACAGTCGGGCCTTGGTCTTGTTACACGATTGAACGGCCTTGGAAGGATAATCAATCGAATGTTTCGTGTATCCCAGAGGGTACATACAAGTGCGAGCCATTCAGCGGCGACAGGTTTAAGGATGTTGTGCAGATCCTAGATGTGCCTGGGCGGACATTCATACTGTTTCATGTCGCAAACTTCCCACACGATATTGAGGGCTGCATTGGCGTCGGGGATCGTTTTGTTTCTGACGCCTTGGAGCCAGCGGTGTATAATTCAAAGAAGACCTTGGCCGGTTTTTTCGATGTGGCTGGTCGAGACTTCGATCTTACAATTCGAGGAGTGAGGGCTGAAATATGAAATGGGATTCAATCAAAGGCTTAGTGGGCGCTGTCGCCCCGACAATCGGTGCAGCCATTGGAGGCCCGGTAGGTGGTGGAGCAGGAAAGATTCTGGCCCAAGTGCTAGGCGTTCCCGCAGAACCACAGGCAGTGCAGAAGGCTCTTAGCGAAGCATCGCCGGAGCAACTGGCTGAGATCAAGAAGGCTGATCTAGCTTACAAAACTCGTCTCGCGGAGTTGGAAGTAGACATCTTTGAGCTTGAGACTGCTGATATACAACACGCTCGAGAGGCAGGCAGGACAGATTGGACTCCCAAGGTCTTGGCGCTGCTGGCGTTCCTGTTCTTTGGAGGATACGTCAGTATGGTGACTCTCATGCCATACGAGCAGAATGAAGCTGTAATCAACCTCGTCTTGGGTTACTTGGGCGGTATCGTAAGCGCAGTGGTCAGCTATTACTTCGGCGCAAGCAATAAGGCTGACAAGTAATTGGATATTGTCGTTGACGTAAAGAAGGCGCAAGACAAGTTCAGGGCTGCGAAAGACCAGATCCCCTTGGCTCTGAGCCACACATTTAACCGTCTCGTGTATGAGATTGCAGTGGGTGATGGTGGTAGTGGTGTTCTTCGGAAGGAAACAGATCGCAAGCTCGATAAGGGTGCGGAGCGGTTTACCCTGTCTGGATTCCAATATCGGAAGTCCACGAAGAAAGACTTAGTTGCCGAGGCTGTTGCCGACTTTACTGGTGGAAGACTAGCGCCCGATGGCATCTATAAAACGGGTGGGGGCAGCGAGAGAAAGCGGGAATACCTAAGAACCATCTTGAATGGCGGTACCGTCAAGCCTGTCGGGACTAGGCAGACTCTCATTGAGCCAATCACAAAGAACATCAAGCTGAATAAACATGGCAACCTGTTGCCGAGCAAGTTCAATAAGTTGAGAGCGCAGGCAGCGGACGCAAAGCGACTAGCGCCTGGGGGCAGGGATCAGATTCTTGCAGGCTCAAAGACAAAGCCTAAGCTGAAGATTGCAACGAAGGGCAAGAAGAAGGGTCAAGCTGTAGGTAAGGCTTCACAATACTTCTGGGGAACCCCGAGGAATAAGCCGAAGAACGATAAGAATTATGGCTTGTGGGAGCGGATGAACAGAAGCCAGAAGAACCCATATGGTACTGGGGTTAAGAAGATAATCATGGCTGGTCGGAAGTCTCGACAGCAAAAGCGCATGGTTCAAGGCCGTGAGATCTCACATAAGCACTTTATGCGGAACTACAATCGCCAGTTCCTGAAGAGCTTTGCTATGGCGATGCGAACATCACACCAGCGATCAAGAGTAATCGACTCGTTCAACGAACGCCGGAAATCCTAACGGCTATCCCACGAAGGTCAAAGGCTATCCCACGGAGTGTCTTTACTATCCCACGGAGCATCCAGCGGCCAGGCGCGGCCCACTCCTGGGCGCAAAGGCTATCCCACGCAGCCCACGATCAGGCACAACCAGGCGGCTATCCCACGCAGCCACAAAAGCTATCCCATGAAGCTCAAAAGCTATCCCACGGAGAGCCAAAGGCTATCCCACGCAGGTCATTTACTATCCCACGCAGTACCACGGCTATCCCACGGAGTACCACGAAATCGTCCTCGAGGGCGGTTGGTCGGGTCTGGCAGGTCTAAGCCATTGTTTTTGCTGGGTTTTTCATAGTCGGTCGGGAGGCGGTCGGGCGGTGCCTGAATGGGTGCGGATAATTCAGCGAAAAGGGTTGGTTGACGGGGTGCGGCGGGGTGTCTCGGTCGGTTTTCAGGGCGCGGGGTTTTGGGTGCTTCCTTTATAAGCCAAAAAAATACACCTAAAGTGTAAAAAAAGGGTGGTGCGTGACTACAAGGTAGGCTTATAATGTGGCCATCGGGCGGCGGGTGTCGCTCGGTACTCAACAAAAAAGGATACGAAAAAATGAAATACGCAATTCTCTCTGCTACATGGTGCGCGATTACTGCGCTTCTTCTTATGGTCGCCATTGCTGGCGGTGCCACCATTTACGCTTTCACCTTCGCGGCCACCATATCCGCGCTCGCCGCCGCTGCTAGTTTTGGCGCGGCGCTGATAATCCGATTTTTGGGGGTGAAGTAATGCAAGAGCAAAAAACATGCGCCGAGTTGATCGGCAACCATTTAGCATCGCGTCTCAACGATTTGGATGAAATGGTGCCATTCTTGCGTGCTGAGGATATTGAGGTCGGAGAGTTCGACGCGTTCAAAATAACGGCCCATGTCCGCATGTTGGATGAACGCTATAGCTATGACGTGCACGGCGATTTTGCCGGCGGCCATAGTGCGCGGGAGTTTATCGCAATGGAAATATGCGACGAAGTGTCCGATATGCATCGCGAAAATCAGTTAGATGATTTTCATTCCTATGGGTTGTGCGCCGATGCTAAAAAGGACGATCACGGTGCCTATATCGAATGGCAACTATCATTCGGCGGGCCTGCCGATGGTTTCCGGTTTTACATTACGGCGGACGGACAACCTCACCGAATCACCTACTTCTACCATGATTGGTTTGACGGTGCCGAGCGGGTGTTGTCGGGTGATGATCTGGAATTGTTGCGCGATGCCTTCGTGATGATGTTCGGAGACGATAGCTATGCCGCCGAATTCTGGGGCGATCAAATGGAGGGCCGACGCAATGGATAACAGAAAACCGGAAACGGCTTATTGGTTCATGGATCGCTTGCGAGTCAGCGGATACGAAATCATTCATACGGGCGGAGGTTGTACCGCGTTCTACAAGCGGTTTGGCTCGTGCGAAATCTTGATTACGCAGGACGCTAGCCACGAAATCATCTCTGAATATATGTCGGACGTGGGGCTTGTGATTGGTGTCTATCCCGACGATTTAGAAGGACAGCACCTATTCTATCTCAACCCCACCCATACCGATTGGGGGATAATTTACGACTCGGTCGAAAAGGCCGAAACCGCCGCGAAAGCTATTGATGGCATCGCGGCATTTCAAAAAATCGAAGCATAGGAAAAAACGAATGAATCAGAAAAACGAAAGTGTAGTGGTACGGCTCCGCCCAATGGGTGAGATGCTGAAAAGGAAACAGCGGGAGCCGGTTATCGCTGGGCGTTCGCGTCGGGATTTTGCCGAGTCGGTAAGCGATGCGACTGAAAGGGTAAGACAAGAAAACGCGAAGGTGAGCCGAGAGAATGCGAGAGCGGGAGCTTGGGCTTTCGTTTCGGGTATGGCTTGGGCGTCGTTCGTTCTGATTGTCATCTACCAGTTAACGGGGGGTGCAGCATGAGCGACACACAAAAAGAAATCTGGGAAGTCGAATCACATATTCTCGACGCAATCGAAAAGTGCCAAGAATACAACCCAGCCACGGTGATTTTCGCGGCGGTCGGTTTATTGACTCGCATGGCGCACGACTTCGCGCCGAGTGAACGGGCGGCGAATGATTTGCTGGCCCTTGCAATGGGTGAGGCTTTCGAGGGTGAAGCCGAGTCATTACACACGGTGATGGATTACGCGCCTGAGTTCAAAGAAGCGATACGGCGCATTGATGCAGGGGAGCCGGTCAACACGACGGCGGCGGAGCTTGGGTTGACGCCCAAGGAATTGCTCGAGGTTATTGGGGGTGCGCTCCAATGAGATACCGCAACGGATACCCAGCACCAACGCCCGCGCTGATTGTGCGGCGGATGGATGACCTCGGACTCGACCACGCGCAGCTTGCCGCGCTGTTAGACGTTAACCGCTCCACCCTTGGCCACTGGCGCTCGGGTAGGCGCACACCTCAATATGTCCACGCTCGGGCATTGTTCGGCCCTATAGACCGGCTCGAATCGGTGCCCGTATGGGTAGGGGGTGAGGAATGAAAACCACCAGACCACAACGCGAAGCAATGGCCCGCCTTTATCGGCGGGTGATGGATTCAGACAACCCGCCCGCAGGTCTGAGCTATAGGTCGTGGCGTCGGGACAACGTGCAGCCGACATTCTTTATGGACGATGCCGTCGTGGTATCGCTCCCATGGTGTTTTGTCGCGGTCGAGCGCGACGGGTACGCGCATAGCTAAACCATCCCATCAACCCACCTAGCCCGCGCAAAGCGGGCTTTTTTGTGCCCGCTCGATAATTCCCCCACCTACCTGGACGCGCAGCCCGGCACCGCTCCGCGCCTACCTAGTACCGACCGACCGCGCTACCGAGTAGCACACCCGCAACCACCCGATAACGCAGCCCGTATCCCACCAAGGCCATGAGAGGCCGAGAATGGCCGCCTAAGCGACGTTCAGACTTTCCTTAGGTATTGGGAGGGGTCAGGCGTTCGCCCCTGTACGGGCACTGTCAAAGGTACTCCCGCCATGCCAGCCCACGGGTGTTTACGCGGCGCAAACTTTTTGCACAAATAAAGTTTACATGGTTAAATACTATCTCTAACAAAAACTGGATTAGGGATGATTGATTACAACAAAGAACTGGATAGGTATTTATCTGAGCTAGTTGATTGCCCAGCTTGCAATAAGAAAACAGCTAGGCGTGATTGGCCCCTGGTTCCATCAACTGGAAAGCCAAAGAAAACGTGTTGTAGAACAACGGGTTGGAAACAGAAGCTCGATGCGGATTCGCGTAAATCGGTAGTCAATGGAGTCATTTACTGGACTTGCACTTCATGCAACACGCCCAAGACGGAGGATGCTTTCGGGAAAAGCCGTGGAAAGCTCAAGTCTTCTTGCAAGCAGTGTCACAAAGATCGTTATAAGGACTACAAATCGCCATCCCAAATACGAAGCATCGCCCAGAGAAAAATTCGTAAGATGAAGAAGAATCAGCAGCTAATCGAATGCAAAAGCTGCGGCAAAAACGTGAAGCGAAAGGATTGGCCCAAGGATGAGTCGGGGCATTTGGCAACAATGTGTTGTGTGGAGAGAAGGTTCCCCAAGATAAACAAGTATTTGAAGCGACGGGGTAGGAAGTTCTGTAACGCCTGTGATTTGGTTAAGCCTTTAGGAGAGTTCCCTGTTGTTAATGGGAAAGATGCCGCTCCATGCAAGTCCTGTAAGAAATCAAATAGTCTAAAACATAATTCAAGCGGGATTAGAAAGGACAGAATAGTTAGCAGCGATGATGGAACCTTGACGCCCAAGGTTGTTGGTCATCTATTCGCGTCGGCGGCTTCATGCCCTGTATGTTTCGTCAGTATGTCATTTGAAGATAAAACTATGGATCACATAAAACCATTGTCTTTGGGCGGAACCCACTCACTCAGTAACGCGATGATAATGTGCCATAAGTGCAACACAAAAAAGCAAGCGAAAGATCCAAAACGATGGTTTGACTGTTTGCCGAAAAATTCAAAGTTGTCAGTTCTGAAGTACATTGATGAATCAAGCTATTTGACTAGGAGTTTATTGGTATGAGCGGTGTATCTACAGGAACCCCTTATGACAGGGTTAGGACGCAGAAAATGGCAGCGGAAGCGCAGATCGCGGAGATTGAGCTTGCGAAGGTGAGGGGAGAGCTTGTGACGGCGGAAGAAGTCGTTACAGCGTGGACAGATGTGGTTGGAGCGGTAAAAGCCAAGCTACTGTCAATCCCGACTAAGGCTGCACCGATCTTGGCTAATGAAGAATCAGCGGGCGGATGTCAGATCATCCTAGAAGACCTAATCAACGAAGCATTGGAAGAACTAGCGAATTATGACCCAGAAACAAACCCCACCTCTACATCTTCGGGATCACTTGAAGAAGGCGATGATGACCTTCCGCCCTCCGCCGCGCCTAAGCGTAAGCCAGTGGGCAGACCAAGAAAGACGGCTAGACTCACAAAGTAGCGCCGAGCCAGGACGTTGGTATACAAGTCGTGCCGAATATCAAAGGGGAATCATGGATGCGTGTTCTGATCCGTCTATTCAAGAAGTTGTTGTCATGGCTGGAGCACAGCTTGGGAAAACCGAGGTTATTCTCAACATTGTGGGGTATCACATTGACAATGACCCTTCTCCTATACTGGTGCTCCAACCTACTCTTGAAATGGCTCAAGCGTTCAGTAAAGACCGCGTGGCAGCGGGCCTCATCAAAAGTACACCGGCTCTTCGGGGGAAGGTAAAAGACCCTCGAGCACGAGATTCTGGCAATACGACTCTGCATAAGGTGTTCCCTGGTGGGGCGTTGACGATGGTTGGAGCGAATAGCCCGTCAGGACTCGCCTCACGCCCTATCAGGATTGTTTTGTGCGATGAGGTAGACAGGTATCCCCCGTCAGCAGGGAGCGAGGGAGACCCTATACAACTCGCCAAGAAGCGTGCAGCGACGTTCTGGAACCGGAAGCTGATCTCGGTATCTACGCCGACAAATGAAGATAACAGTCGCATTCAGGACGCTTTTGAGAAGTCTGACCAGCGGCATTACCACGTTCCCTGTAAACACTGCGAGACAGACCAAGTTTTGAAGTGGTCTAACGTGAAATGGCAAGAAAAAAATCCAGATTCAGCCCAATACGTCTGCGATCACTGCGGAGTCCTGTGGACTGACGCTGATCGGGTGTGGTCTATACGAAACGGAACGTGGATTGCTAAGAAACCGTTTCAAGGGATTGCTGGATTCGCAATCTCTGGCCTTTATTCGCCTTGGACGCCCCTCCCTGATGCTGTGAAGGAGTTTTTGTCGGTCAAAAGCAACCCAGAGCAACTGAGGGTGTGGACAAACACCTATTTGGGCCAGACTTGGAGTGATATTGGCGAGACGGTTGATGACTACATGCTGTCAGAGCGTCGAGAAGAGATGCCTAATGTGCCTGATGACGCTTTAATTCTCGTGGCTGGTGTCGATGTACAGGATAACCGGCTGGAAATATCAATTATTGGCTACGGGAGAGACGATGAGTCTTGGGTTATCGACCACATTACCCTTTACGGAGATCCATCTACTCCGCAGCTATGGACTGCTCTCGACTCCTACATCTTCGCCCAGTACGAAACCGAAAACGGTAGACAGATCGCCATCCGCGCCACTTGTATCGACTCTGGAGGCCATTTCACCAACTCAGTCTACGCTTACTGCAAGAAGAATCTTGGACGCAAGGTCTTTGCAATTAAGGGTATGGGGGGAGAGGGAAAGCCTGTTGCCGGTCGCCCCAGCAAAAACAACGTCGGTCGCTGCCCACTTTTCCCGATTGGTGTAGATACAGTTAAGGATTTGATGTTCGCTCGGATGCGAATACAGGAAAACGGGCCAGGATATATGCACTTCTCTGACAAGCTCAATGATGAGTATTTCCGCCAGCTAACGGCGGAAAAGATAGTGACCAAGTACCACAAAGGCTATAAAAAACGGGTTTTTGAGAAGATTAGGGCTAGAAATGAAGCCTTAGACTGTATGGTATACGCTTATGCAGCTTATGCTATTATTGGCATAAATATCAATGGGTTAGCGGATAAACTTGACGAACCTTCTTCAGTAGAGGAAAATAGTCGTGCGAAAGAAGTTCCCGTAACCCCAAACAAGCGTCCATTTGTACCAAAGACGGGGCGCAGTTTTGCTAACTCATGGCGGTAATTTATGGCGAACCTGTTTGACCCAGCCAATGCTCCATTAACGGAGCCAGAGAGCTTTACGGTCGGGGATTACGTTCAGTGGAAGCGTACAGACTTCGTTTCTGACTACCCTACCGCGTCATATTCGGCGCAATACGTTGCTCGTATACACCAAGGCGGTAACGCAGAATTCACAGTTGATGCAACCGAAGTTAGTGATGGATACTTATTCTCCATCACTTCTGCGGATAGTGCGGCATACACGGCTGGCAAGTATCACTGGCAGTTAGAAATCACACAAACGTCCAGCGGTAATCGAGTAGTCCTTGATGACGGTGACTTCAATATCATTGTCGATTTGGATGACAACCAAGCTGATCCGCGCATATTCGCGGAAATCATGGTTGGCAAGATTGAGTCATTGCTCTCAGGCAAGGCTGATTCTGACGTTTCTTCATATTCCATCGCTGGTCGCTCACTGACCAAGATGTCATTCCAAGAGCTTATCGACGCGCGAGACTTTTATCGTGGTGAA